ATCAAACCTTCAAGGTTTAGAGGGAGATTTCTTAATAGGGTTTGGAGAAGTTTCAACATCAATAAATACTCAGGGTTTAGGTAAAGCTTTATTTCAAGGAACAGGAGGTCTTTCTACTAAATCAAATCTTCAAGGTTTAGGTAAAGCTTTTTATAAAGGCACAGGAGGTCTTTCTACTAAATCAAACCTTCAAGGTTTAGAGGGAGATTTCTTAATAGGGTTTGGGGAGGTTTCTAATAAACCTCGAACTGGTTTTACTTATTCTGTCACTCACCAAGGAACCCAGGTATCACATTCTTCACAGAATGTCTATCACTATCGACCCGATACTTGGGGGGTTGCTTTATTTCAGTCTACTGATAATATATCCCTTACTGTAAACCTTCAAGGTTTAGGTAAAGCTAGGGGTAAGGGTTGGGGATCAGCTAGTTTAGCATTAAAACCTTACGAAGTTTTAAATATTACCCACAATGGTCAATCAGTTGAACATTTAAACCAGGACACAGTTTATACCCAGGGGTCCATATTCGGTTTTGGTTATGGTACCGATTATAGGGCAGGGAAATCTTCAATATCCGTTAATTATTCTTATTCGGCTACTGGTTTGATGATTGCTCAGGGTTTTAGTGATATATCCTTGATTACTCAATTAATTGGCCTTGGGCTTTCAAGTATTAAAATATCCCCTCAATTATCTGTTAATAAGAATCCAGATAACACAGTTGATATAACGGTGTTAAATTATGAATCTGGTTATAGTGTTGAGATATTTAGATCTCCCGATTTTAGGAAATCATTTAATAGTATCTTTGAAATAGAATCCGATTATGTTCAAGATGATGCTTCAACAGGTTTAGATTCTGAAGTAGATTATAGATACAAAGCCAGATTTAAGAGGGCTAGATTAAAAGGTAAGCCTTATAAACAAGTTTATGTTAGCGGAGACTCAAATCCTTTATAAAATGAAAGAACCTATCTCAACTTATACTAACCTTGCATATATAGTCGCTGGGGTTGCTATGTGGAATCCCGTATTAACTACGGCCCATATTATATTAGGTATTACTTCAGGCGGATATCATTGGACAAAAAATCGTCTATGGCAAAAATTAGATGTCAGGGCAATGTTTTTAGTGTTCGGGGCTCATATGTGGAATTTTATAGGCTCTTGGGAAGCAGCTCTAATGATAGGCTTAGCAGTAATTTTAACTTGGGTTCGTGAATCAGATTTTTCAACCGAGGTAACTATCCCGTATATGTTTTTAATAACTGCAGCTTTGGCTTTATCTTCGGGGGTAAGCTGGTTTTTCTTGATCGTTTTTATTATAGCCCTGGTTTGTAATATCCCTTTCTTATATTTAAACTTAAATAAGGGGGTAACAGACGTCCTCCACGGCTTATGGCATATTTTAACAGCTTACGGTTTTTACTTATTAATGTAGAATGTTTCAACGATATCGATTTTTTTCTAATTTATCTTAAATATTTATAACCAAATAAAAAAATAAGAGGTTAAATCATGGCAAAGAAAAAACAGAATAAACAAAAAGAAGAATCGGCTTTAAATATAGGCCTTGATGTATATACAAGATTAATGTTAACCAGTATTTTTCCAGAACGTTGTTCTATCGAAGAGTATTTGACTTTTGATGATATTAAGAAGAAAATCACTATTGATGAGAAGGAACAGAAAGAATTGGGTCTTAAGGTTTTAAATGACGGTAAAACCACCACTTGGAATCGTAAGGGAAATGAGGATAGAGAATTCACTTTTAGTAAAAAAGAAGTTAGTACTATCTTAAATGTTTGTGAGTTAGCTTCTAGAAATAAAGACTTCCCTAATAACACAAGATTTTTTAAGTTTTATAAAGAGATAAAAGAGTTTAACGAAGAAAACCCACAAGATAAATAAAGATTATTATGCTCTATTCAGGATTAATCGTGTTTTTACAGAATGGGTCTGGTTTATCCAGTGGAGACTCCTTGTCTTTATATATTATAGTTTCATTATTTTTAGTAATGGTTGTTGGTTTATTTTCTTGGATAATTAAAGAGTTATCTAATTTAAATACTAGACTTATTCAAAATCAAAATAAGATAATNGATAAACTGGAGGATTCAAATAAACAGGTTAGTGAACGTAAAAACGATATTGATGTACTTTTTGTGAAGATTGATCATTTAACTAATCAACTTCCGGATTATCAATTAGTTTTTAGGAAGTTTACTGAATTGGATGAAAGAGTTAATAATGTAAGTAAAGAAAGTAAGAGAAATCAACTAGAGATAAATAGGATTAATCAGGGTTCTTTCCAGGACTCTGGAGATAGCTTTAAATAACCTAATAAAAGGTGTTTATATGCCTAAGTATGGCCCCAAACCAGATATAGAAAAAGTATCTAATTATGAAGTCTATCAATTAGATAGAGATAAGAAAAGAATTAAACAGATTTGTGGGGTTCAAAGAAATAATGCTCCCGAGGGTTATGTTTGTTTAAAACCAGCTGGACACGGTACAAACCACCCCGGAACCGGTCCCTGTAAAGCCCATGACCGCCAGCTTATGAACCCTAATAATACCTCTCTCTGGCATAAGATGAATCGTTCTCAGAACTTACCGTCTACTTTAATGGAGTTTATGGAGAACGCAACAGAGATTGAGGAGACTCAATTGGCTATGGTTGATGAGGACATAAGGATGCTTTACGCTCTTCAATCCTATTTTTTAGAGAGTAAGTCAAAACCAGATAAGGATGGGAAAGAGAAAGAGTTGAGTTATGATGATATCGAATTATCTCTAAAGATTATAAATTCTATTATTTCTGCTAAAGAGAAAAGGGTTAAATTGAAGAAAGAGGTTGTATTAGATGCCTCAACAGTTAAAGTATTTGTAGATCAAGTTTTCAAGATAATTGTAGGTAATACAAATCAAGCACATTCTCGCAGGATATTAACGGAGATCCTTGATAATGTGATTATGCCATTCAAGCACTCCGGCCGTATTGCGGGACAAATTGATCTCACTAATGCCACTAAGAATATTGCAGAAGAGGTAGGGGTCAAGTCAAAAAAAGAAGATGACTCAGATTTTTGGGAAAATCTTGAGGATATAAAAGAGGATTACAATGGCTAGAACCCGTAAAAGAGATAAAGACTCAAATGTTGTAGATCAATGGGGTGCTATTAATCAACCCAATTCACATGAAGACCTAATTGCTGAACTGGGTGAGAAATGGATTGAAGATTATAAAAGCCAAGACACTGGTAGTCTTTATGATTGGAATGATTCAACTATCGAGGAGTTTAACAATATTCCGGTAGAGACTCTATTAATGGATCCATACTTTTTGAATCTTAAAGATATGGTATTTCCGGGAGTGTTAGATGATATATTAGAACTATGGGAGGAAAGAAGTAAGAGACAGGTTAATTTAACCTTATTTCTTCATGGAATAGGGGCGGGGAAGTCCATGGCTGCTAGCATCATATCTTGGCTTTTAGTATATGAGTTATGTATGTATAAAAACCCGCAACAACATTTTGGATTAGCTGATAATTCAGTGATTGCGGTAATGCTTCTTTCAAGAACCGAGACTCAAACCAGGAGGGTTATTTATAGTTATATGTGGGATAGGTTTCAATCTCAATTTAATAAAGATTACTTCCCCGTTAATCCAAAATTCTCTAGAGAGCTCAGGATTGATAGAAATAGGGTATGTGTTTATGCCGGTACAAGTTCAGCTTTAAGTGCTTTGGGATATAATGTTTATTGTTTAACAGGTGATACTGAGATTCAATTAGCTGATGGAAGTAATATTAGTTTACAAGAATTAGAAGGTTGTGGGAAATTAGATGTAAAAGGTTTTGATTTAAAATCTCAACAATTTGTAGGTACACAAGTTGAAGGGGTTGTTTGTAGTGGGGAGAAGGAAGTCTTTAAGTTAGAATTAGAAGATGGGTCTATTATAAAAGCTACTGAAGATCATCCTATTTTAACTTATAAAAAAGTTAGAAGTAGAGAAAGACGTAGAGGGATTAAAGGGGGTTATATATTTAAATATAAGAAATTAAAAGATTTAACAGAGAAGGACGAGATTGTTACTAAAAAGGATTTTATAAAATGTAGAATAACTGGGACTTTATTAACTCAAATTACTTATAAACACTTAAAAAATATAGGTTATACCTTTGATGGATATAAAAAGAAATTTCCAGATGCAGAGTTAGTTAGTCCTTTAATAAAAATGAGAATCGGTAAATTTTTAGAAGTTAAAGGTTATTTTAGAACTCCTAAGGCTAAGGAGAAATTTGAAACTGCTAATACTATAGCTGATGTTATGTTAGTAAGTAAAGAACAAATGAAAAACTTAGATTGTATAAGGGAGTATATATCATGAAGATAATATCGAAAAAAAGTTTAGGAAAACAGAAGGTTTATGATGCTATTAACTCCCAGACTAAAAATTTTATGCTTAATAATGGGGTTATTGTTCACAATTCGGGCGTCGTAGATGAAGCTAATTTTTTAGAAGTTATAGAGGATTCTAAAAAGAAAGGTTCTGGAGAAGTTTATGATGCGGCAGAGGAGATGGAGAACGCTATTATGAATAGGATGACCTCAAGGTTTATGAGGGACGGAGTAATTCCTGGATTACTTTGTATGATATCTTCCCCACTATATCCCGATTCTTATATGGAAAGAAAAATTAAGCAAATAAAAGAAAAAGGGGAGGGTGTAATGAAGGCTTTTTATAGATCACGCTCTACTTGGGAGGCTAAGGGGGCCAGATTCTTCCCCGATTTTTATGAGAGAGATGAATATATTGAGGTAGACTTAGAATCATTACAAATCATAAAAGAAAATATTAGGAGGGGATAAGATATGAAGAAAAAGAGTTTTTGTGTATTAGATATTGAAACAATTGATTTTAAACCTCGAAGAGATCATATTTGGTCTATATCTATACTAAAGATTTCGGATATGGAAGTATTTGAGGTTTTTGATTCTTTAGTTAGACCCCCCGCTGGCTTAGAGCAAAATTTTTATAGAGCTTCTGGTAAAGGACCCGTAGATTTTGAATATACTTATAATATTGATAAGGTAGCTTCCAAAGCATATAACTTTATTAATAATGATATTGTCTATGCTTATAATGCTCCTTTTGATCACCGGTTCTTAGTCCTGGCCGATACTAGATTTAAAAACTTACATTATAGAGATTATTTGAAGGTACTTAAAGATCGATATTCTAATTTAAGTAGTTATAAACTTAAAGAGGTAGCCAAAATTTTTAATATTGATTATAAGAAAAATGGTTTTGTTAGTGTTGATGATTGTTATGCTTTATTTGAATTAATAAAAAAGGTGGGGTTATGAAATTCACATCATTAATAAATTATCTCTTTTCTAAAAATTATATATCTATTGATAAGGAGTCAGAAGATAAAAAACAGACCCCTAGTGAGTTTGAATTAAGTAGACAAAGAGGTTTGCCTTTTAATATGTCAGAATTCATAAGGAGGCCAGATTTACCAGTTCCTGTTGAAGTTCAAGATAAAATCTTAGAATTTCATTTATATCCTTTGTCTTTTTTGAGGTGGGATATTGATTGCCCCATAATTATATCCCTTAGGTCAGCTTTTAGGCCCGTTGAACATGAGATAGAGAAGGGGAGGTCAGGTAATTCAGAGCATTGTTTTAAAGGATTAGGGGCCTCAGATATAACCTCTCCTCAGTTTAAAAAAATGGTCAAGAGGCTTCTAGATTTAGAGATATATGATCGTTTAATACTATATCCAGATAATAATTTTGTTCACGGGGATTATTCTGACGTAGGGGATAAATATGGTTTGAATTATGAAAGACAAGGTATTTCTTGGGTTAGTAAGGGGAGGTTTATTGAGGCTATAGATAGATTATGATATGAGTGAACGTAAAACTATAAAAATCCCTTTATCTCTAAAGGCCAGGTTTTTATCTGATCCTGAGAATTTTATTCGTGATATTGCCGCGATTAGTACGGAAAGTATATCTCCTTTCTTCCGAAGAAAAGATAAATTAACTGAGTTATTAGAGAAATCCAAAGATCGATATAACCCTTTTGATGAAGATTCCCTTGTATTTGATGAAGATTTTGTTTGTAGAGATAATTTTACTCGTTATATGCACATTGACTTGGGTTTAAATAAAGATGCTGTTGGTATCAGTATGTGTCATATTCCCTTTTTCATGGATAGAGAAGATTGGATAACTGGGCCCGAGGGGTTGGAGAGGAATATCGATAGAGTTCCTTTTGTGAATTTTGATTTCATAGGGCGTATAAAAGCAGATAAGGGAGAGGAGATTATATTATCCGAAGTTAGACAGGTTATCTATGAGCTAACGAACTTGGGTTTTTATATTGATTTAATTACTTATGATGGATTTCAATCTGTAGAATCAATTCAAACTTTAAGAGCACAAGGGTATAGAGCTGCAAGGTTATCTGTAGATAGAACCTCTACAAAAGTATTATCTGTTAAATTGAAAGAAGATAAAACAGGTAAAAGTAATTATGGAATAAGAAGAGAGTCCACTGATGGTAATATCATTGCTGCTTGGCAATCATTAAAAGAAGTGGTTTATGAGGATCGTATAGGGATGCCTTATTATGAGTGGGTTATTGAAGAAGCTAGGGGTCTTCAAGAAGATCGTGTTAAACAAAAAATTGATCATAGGCCCAAAGGAACCTCTGATGTTATTCAATCTGTGTCAGGGTCTACTTTTAATGCAGTGGTTAATG